GGATCCATCTGCTGCAGCAGTGCCATGCGTGCATTCATGATCTCCTGCTCTTTCAGCTCGGAGAAGTAGTTGTCAGCGATGAAGTCATACTGGATATGCTCTTTTGCCTCATCCCATTCCTCATGAGTGAAGACACCTTTCAGAATAAGTTGAGTCTTGAGCAGATCATTGAAGACATCAGCAAACTTTTTGCGGAGTCTAACGACGAATTTTTGGAATTTAACCTCGTCGCGGGTGATCTCTGCAGACCTACCAACGTTGAAAGAAGAGTCAGATTCTAGACGTGACTCAGGAACATTCAGCGATCTGTAGAGTTTCTTTTGGAAGTATTTGACATCCTCAAGCTCTCCAAGATTTTGTCCACCTGGGAGCGTAGTGATCTCAGTGCCTCTTCCGCCTTCCCTTCTTGGGAGCCAGAAGTCTTCGAGCATCGACATGAATTTCTTGTCGTCTCTGATTTCGCCTGTGTCTGCATTGTATACAAGTTTGTTTCTGTAGCGAGACATCACCTCACGGAGGTATTGCTCAGCTTTCTGTTTGGGCAGATTACCAACGTCGATGTAGAAAATTCTACGCTCAGGTGCGCGGGACAATCTATAGATAACCAAGGAATCCTCAATCATTCTCAACTGATTGAGTGCCTTAATTGCTTTGTGGAGGTGTGACAGCACATAGTTGCGCTGCATATCAAGTTGACCTGAGTGTGCAAAACAGATTGCATCAGGTGCAATTTTGATACCGTTATTTTCGTAACCTTTGAGTCCCTTAGGGGAGTAAATATAATACTCAATCGCCTTAGGAATCAATACGTTTACCTGAGGATCTGCAGGTGATCATCTTATGGTAGAAGAGGCGACCGTCGATATACCATCTGCGGAAGATGTCATACGCCTTTCTATCAAAATCGAGGAGACTGAGAACATTCTCAAACTCCTCGCGGATGCGTGTCTTAACAGAGTCAGACACTTTAAGATTAGAAAGCTCAATATCAACAGGGTGATCGTCAAGATCTCCAGCGATTGCCTCATTCACGATATCATTGATAGCAGCATCCGCTTCAGGATGAAGTGACATCTCACGGTATCTACCGATAAGATCTACATCGCTAGCTTTGTTTGCTGCGTCCCCCAGATCAACATATTGTCCGAAATAACCACCAGCAACAATAGGTTGCGCGGCATCATCCGAATCTTTATGCACGAAAGAAGGACCCTTTTCAGAGCCCTTCCCTTTCTTTCGATCTAGGGAATAACCAAATAGTTGTGACATTCAACTGTCCCTATACATTATCAATTATTTATACGCTACGAATTTACTTGTCTACAGAGTTACCTGCGTTGTTATCGTTAGCGTATGTCCAGTACTGGACCTGGAATTCAACAGTATACTCTTCGGGAGTATCGTTGCTATCCCATGCGAGGTCGATTGCACTGATGTTTGAGGGCCAGATGCCAACAAACTGATACGATCTGACCACGCCACCTTGACGATCATACTGACGCACAAGTGCGCTAGACTGATACTCGCCAATGGTGCGAGGGGTCTGCAGGTTTTGCTGCAGGTTTTGGATCTTGGTTGACCACTCCTCAAACTTGGAGCGCAGTGCGAAACCTTTGTCGTTAAGGACAGTAACTGTCCAAGGCTCAAAGGTGCGGTCACCAGCGATCTTGAGGGTGCGACCTCTGTAAGGGACCTCAATCACACCCACTGTAGAAGCAGGAATGTTTGCTGCCTTCACAAGGAAGGTAGCGAGAGATCCAGAAGATGCCGAGGATCCTGCCTGGGAAGCGCCAGCAGATTCCTGCTCACGCTTCTCTTGAGATCCAGGGGTGGCACCCGAAGCAGGGGTGCCTTCATCAACGATAGAGGGGAAACCAATTTCCACTTGGAAAAGGTTGGGGCGGGCGAGGTCCCCGATTCTGTTTCTGAAGTCAAGGATGGGTGCATTGACCATCTTGCCTTCTGTCTGCCCTGGGTATTTGTCAGCCATTTTAGAGAAGTACTCCGATGTTTATGAGGTTAGATGGATAAAGTTATCAGGAAACGAGCTCGGTGAAGCTAGCGCCAGTCCTTGTTGCCGTGAAGGTCAAGGTGATGAAGTTGATGGATCTTGTGGGTTTCACAAAGATCTCAGCGTAGAATTCACCACGGTCGATTGCTTCCGCAGGGTTGTTGGTGCCATCACAGACAACCAGGAAGTCAACGATACCACGACGTGATTGGACAGATCTCAGATAAGGCTCAACGATATTCTTGAATTGTTGGCGAGTAAACTCATCATTCAATTCAAAGAGTTGAGTCTTAGCAGCGTCACTGATCGCTTCTTCGATAACGAGGAAGAGACGGCGGACGTTGATTCTGTCGAATGCAGACTGATAACCCAATGCAGTCTTGTCTCCGAAGAGGACCATACCCTGACCAGGGAATGCGACGATGGGGTTAACTCTTGCTGCATAGAGAAGATCTCTATGATCCTTCAGAGGAGAGTAAGCAAGTTTGATGCTGTTTCTCAAGTTACCACGGTTGAAACCAGCGGGTGAGAACCAAGGCTCTTGATTAAGAGTCGTGCTCAATACCAGACCTGCCATGTCACCGTTACAAGGAATGTAGCGATAGACATCATTATACTTGTCGTAGATATACTTGTAGTTGTTATCGAAGACGGTATAAGAAGAAGATCCAAGTTGATCGAAGTATTCAATCGTGCGTGAGACGATTGTTGGGATCGAAGGTTGACCAACCACATCAGCGCGATAAGGCGAGATGAAAGCGATACAATCTTTACGGGCATCGGCAATGCCAATGATGTGCTGTGCCTTAGCAACAGTATCATTCAGGCTATTCATGCCAGGACCCATCAAGAGGTAATCCAGTTGGACAGTCTCAGCATCGTTAAAGAGGCTGTATGCACCCAAGATGTTAGGACGTGAGATGGTGTAACCATCAACGCCACCTTGGAGAGCGAAGCGCAGAGTTGCGCGACCCTTAGTGCCAACCAGAGGCACAGCGAGGGGGTTGAGACCAGTAGGATCATCAAGGTTGTTGAGGGAGTTGTCAGACTTAATCAAGTCAAACTCTCTGTTAACACCACTCAGACCGAAACCGCCAGAGGCGTTGCTGTCACGATCATAGATGTTGTTGGTCTCGTGGGATCCCCAATACAGGAATTGCGAGAATTGCTTAATAACATTCTTGTAGTAGATGTTATCACCCTGAGGAGACTTAGCATCAGTTGCCTTGGACACGTTGAGGTGCTTCTCAAGGAGAGCGCCAGGAGTGCCAGTCAGTTTGCCGTCACCGTCAAGGACCAGGATGTGCATCAGGTCATTGTAACCGCCTCTGTCTTCCACCCATGCGGATGTAGTAGGACGAGGAGCGATGTTGGACCATCTCTGATTCACCCCATAAAGGCGGGTGTCGTAGTCATTCTCAACTGCTGCGATCAACACAGTAGTGGAGTTTGCGTCAGAGACATTCTGGTTTGCTTGGAAGATAGGAGATCCAGGATTGAGAGAAACTCTCAGCTCTCTACGGATGCTCTCAACAGTACCAGCGTCGCCAGTTGCACTACCAGGAGAGTTGCTGTTGTTTGCCAACTCGGAAACGGTATCACCAACTTCCAGCACGTCAGCGGAGGAAGAATCGATAGCGATTTCCAGGCGACGAGTCTCAGCATCCCAAGCAACAATACGACCAGTAACACCACCACTAACAGCAGTGATGTAGTTGTCCTTCTCGAAGGATCCAACCAGAGTGCCGTCGTCAACCAGAGTGACGATGGTATCGTAGGTGTAAACCTTACCGTAAATGTTAGCGGAGGAATATGCAACCTCTGCACCGTTAGTGAATTGCCACTCAGTGCTAGTAGGTTGTGCCAGAGACAACACCTGATCAGCACCAGCGTCGGTCATCACCACGCGGATGGAGTTACCATGGAGACCAGCAGACTTAGCAGCCCACTTCCAGTTGTTTGCAGCAGACTCAACGTTGGTTTCATACTCGTCGTCATTCTTGATGAGAGGAGCAGTAACACCAGTTGCGGTAGTTTCGTTGATCTCAGTCTTCTGTGCTGTAACCAGTTGCAGAGAAACAGTAGATCCATCGGTGTGTGCAGCAGCAGTAGTGCCGAGCAGACCGCGAGTCACGTTGAGGTTGTTACCAGAGACACCAGTGATCTGCATGATCTCGTCGTCAACTCTAATGTAAGAGTTGGTGCCGCCACCAAGGGTGGTTGCCGAGGTCACGGTCAGAGTGCCGTCAGAGTCGGTGAAGGTAGATCCTTCGTTAATAGTAGATGATGTGCCTGCAGGCTCAATCAAAGTGATTGGAGCAGCGGCAGCGTGAGATGCAGCAGATGTAGCGAGTTGACCGCGAAGGACTGTAACGTCGTTACCAGAAACTGCTTGGACAACGAGCAATTCTGCGTCCACAAGGAGCAGATCGTTAACGTCAAAGTCAGTTGATGATGCAACAGTCAGTGTGGTGTCGGTGCTGCTGAAAGTAGTAACAACGAATTGCGCCGTATCGATTGCATTCTTGAGCGAGTCATTCATTGCACGGACCACCTTCAAGGTGCCGCCATACAGCAAGAATTGCGCTGCAGTAAACCAGTATTCGTAGTTATACTCGTTAGGACGACCGAAGATCGACAGGAGCTCGCGCTCACTGGTGATCGTAGTCATTGCCTCTACAGGACCCTTTTCAAAGGATCCCACAATAGCAGCAACATTATCAACTGTTGCGTTTGCTACGGAGGTAAGGTCTCTTTCAAGTACAACAACCCCTGGTGAAAGTTGTGTGGATGCCATTAGATTCTCCTGATTAGATTCCTAGTCGGATGCTGAAACTATTTAGAATAAGGAGTATTTTCAGAGGGTAAACAGGACGTAATCACCAATCAGGATAATCTGTAATCCATTGCCGCTTCTTCTTTCTGTATGCAGCATTACGCTTCACTGTGCATTGCTTACAGATATAAGAATAGGCTGACATATTCTTACCTCTATCAGGTCTTGTCTTGTAGAAATGATCAACCAGAGCGAGGGTGCGAAGACACTTACGGCACTGCCTATCTACAAATAAAAACTCTTCTAAATCTAGGTTGTCTTCAAAGTCCATTCTTTGATTAACCGTGCTACTTGTTTCTTATCGATCCCACACAAGTGCTCACAGTTTTTCAAACAAACGAGAATACACTCTTCATCTGAGATAGGATCTTTTTGTGTCCAACCATGTTCATCAATCATCGGTAGTCCCACATATACGACATGTCACCATACTCACCGATTGATTCTCTCTCTGCATTATGCCATGTCTGACCTTGTGGATCTGTGAATGTCTCTTCACCGAGACCGTCATCCATAAATCCAAACGGTGCCATGTCTGCTTCGATTGCTTCCTTCTGCTCCAGATACATTCGCGTCCTGACATCATTGTCATGCAGCTCTCTGAAGTAATCGGTGGTTGCTAACCAAGAGAAAATAACCAGACACATGGAGAGGTCATCATTACAACCCTCTTCTGCTTCCCATGCCTGACCCTTCTGAATGAAGGTAGTTAACTCTGCAATAATATCATAGTCATTAAAGACAAGTTTGTCATCCTCAATCAACTGCTTCATGTTTGCACACCCAGTCTTCTTGACTGTAGTGGACATCTTGACACCTAGTTGCACCTTAGATCCAGAGAATCCTTGACCCACAACCTGACCAGCGCGTCCACGCATGGAGCACATCAGGAGGTTATCATACTCTAGATCAAATTGCATAATGTCCGCTACCTGTCCACCAATATCATTGACTTCAATCAGAGTGAATGCATGATTATAACTTGAGCATACCTGATGAATGATGTTTGGGAATAGTAGTGGTTTAATTTTATTGTTTCTATACTTCGCTACTAACTTATACGGGATCTCTGTGGTGTCAATAATACAAAATGCTGAGTAGTCTTTAGTAATACCACGAGCAACGTCAACTGTACATACATAAGTATGATCGGGTTTCGGCTCTTCATACACATCTAGTCCTTGATTGGACTTCAAAGGATCATCGTATACCAAAGTTTTTAGTTTAGATGATGTAATAAGAGTGTTAACCGATCCTAGGAATTCGCATTCAAATTCCTGATTAAACTGCTCTTCAGATGTATTACGAATCGTCTGCTCTTTCCAGTCCGCGTCTCTACCTGGCACCTCTGACCAGTGGACTTCTGTAGTAACGTATTCATTCTTGCCCTTCTCTGCATCATGCCAGAGTTTGTAAAACATATTCATCCCCTTGGGCGTGGAGATGATAATCACCTTGGTTGATTTACCAGAAGAAATAGTAGGATAAACAGAGCTAAAGAACTCGTCAGCAATATGCGTTGGGATGAATGCAAATTCATCCAAGAAAATGATATTAAAAGACATGCCCCGCACAGCAGAAGCCGAAGTAGAAGCAGCCATGATTTTGCTTCCATTCTCCAATTCCAAACTGCCTCGGTTCCAGTTGACGACTCCTTGCTGGAGCCAGTTGGGGAGGTTTTCATATGATAGTTGCAGACGTTGGAGCATTTCTCTTGCCGTCGCTGCCTTGTTAGCAAGGATGGCAATGTTTACATTATCGTTGAATAGACAATACCAAAGCAAGTATGCTGTAACAACCGTTGACTTTCCAGACTGACGAGGAAGTTTTGCAATGTTGAATCTATTTGCATGAAACTTATTCACCATGTCCGATTGGAAGTCATACAACTCAAACGGAATCAGACCACGGTCCAGCGAGATAATCTGGATGTAGTTTTTAATGAAGTAAACAGGATCCTGTGAGCACTTGACAAACTCCTCCACCTGCTCAGGTGTGAAATTCTGTGCAACATTAGCTCTCTTTAGGTTAGGATTACCTAGATAGATATCATTTTGGCTCATACGGGAATGGTCTCCTGTTTTTTTCTTGCACCGCTGCGTGTGCTTCTACAACATCTTCCTGACCAGGACAGTATTGAAAGACTGCACTATACCTAGCAGCGACAGGACAATGTTTTGTTGGTGCTTTGCCTCCATGTGGGACAAGTCCTGGAAATACTACAACCCTTCCTGGTTTTGGAATGACTGTATCTGTGATTCGGTCACCATTCATGAAGACGGTCTCACCGCCCCACTCAGGTTTCCACTCCTTGTTACAGTAAACAAGGAAACTAATTGCGTCTAAAGATTCTCCGTCACAGTGGATAGCAGGACTATCACCAAAACGGAAAGCATTATAAACGACTCTATGAAATGCAGGAATGGGAATCCCAGCGCGTTGAAATGCATGGTTTTTACAGAAATAATCAAACTCCCCATAGTTGGGGTGGTCGATTGCTCTCCCCAAAGAGAAGGTTGAAAGGTTGTCGTCTGGACTATCATCAAAGATGAGTTGCCATCCGTCAAAGTAAGTGAAATATGTATCCATCATCTCGACCTCTTCTGATGTGAAGAGGTCATCAATCACCATCACCTGATCATACTTAATTATATCCATCACACCAGCGTTCCGTGCGCCCTCCTGATCTCTCTCAATTCTTCAAAGTCTTTTTGTTTGGTGCCTCCATCATATGCCCAAGCATATCCCTCTTCAATCATTGCTTCATTGAGGGACAGGTCTGCATCCCCAATGTATAACCAGCCAAGAAGACGCCCATATTTGCCAACCCCGCCAACAAGTTCAGTCCTAATAACAAGATCATCGTCACCAGAAATGGCACCTTCCAGTTTTTCTTTGAGCCAGTTGGTTGCATGAATACCTAACTCCTTTTCTTCCAGATCCCTTGTCCTTTTTTCTGGCGTATCAACGCCTGCAACTCTAACTCTTTCTTTCTTGTATAAGTCAAACCCAAGATCAATGGTGACATCAATAGTATCGCCGTCAAGAACACGATTGATCTCCGTCACTCGGAATGTGTAGCAGCTCTTCCTGCTCGGGGGTGTCATGGCTCCCATGTGATTCTCGCTCATCTATACCTAGTATATAGACGACCACATAGAAAACTCCCGCCAGGAGCAGCATGATCGAGATGATCACACTCCAGACGGGATCGTTTATATTCTCTAATGGACGGAGAAGTAAATTCATGGATTGCGAGAGTCAATTCCTAATTCTTTTAAGTACGAAATCCACCAGTCAGGATCCTTACGTTTCCAACACGGCACAGGTTTACCCTGCTCAGAGTAATACTCTTCAAGGGTCT